TATCATTACGAATGCAACGACTCGTGACGAGTTTTGGAAGTTGGCTCACGAACTGGATCCGAAGTCTGCAGTCTGCTCTTTCAACCAACTCCAGAAATGGTGCGACTGGCGATTTGCACCTATACGTCCTACCTACGAGCACCCACGAGGAATTGAATTTGTGGAGTCGAACAATGACGGAAGACATTCGTGGCTACTGCAGTCTGGCATTGGATCTGGAGAACCACTCATAGGTATGTGTCACATGATCGCACAGCTACCGGCTACGCCGGGGAATATAACCAAACTGGGTTGGTCCTCTGGGTACTCGGGGCCTCGTCCCTCGGCTAATCCCTCGCCCCAGCCGGCCCGGAAATTACACTCGAATTTCACTGACTCTGGCAGGTAGATGTAAATCCTTGGTACTATATGGAGAATCTCGAACTGGAAAAACTCTGTGGGCAAGAAGCCTCGGAAAGCACACTTACTCAGTCGGGTTACTCAACAACACCGACTTACTCACCGTGGCAGATGTGGACTACGCAGTCTTTGACGATTTACGTGGAGGATTCAAATTCTTCCCCGCTTTCAAGGAATGGCTAGGCTGTCAACAGACAGTCACTGTAGCCATCAAGTACAGGGAACCCCAGCTCGTCACATGGGGTAAACCAGCCATATACATTTCAAACTCAGATCCACGGGATGAACTAGGCAAGGATGACCATGCATGGTTGGAGGCAAACTGCGATTTCATCTACGTAGATAGACCTATCTTTCGTGCCAATAACAGCACGCATCAGAATTGACCAACACGGTCCCCACTGCTTGCGGGGTCCAATCAAACAAATCCCAAATAAACACATTTCCCAACGTTCCCCGTTGTCCATTCGCGAACCCGTTTGACTGCGCCATTGTCGCACCAAACTCATCTCCGATATACGCCATGTTCTTCTCCAACGGGTGCCACATGTTAAAATTCCGGATCACTCCGCTATCAGCAGAGCTACCGAAACGGATCACCTTATCGTACAACACACGAGCCTGCGCCGTATCCACACTAGCTGCCATGTGATCCGTCCAATCTACTCCTCGACGACCTCGGAAAATCAAATCTTCGATAGCACCCCTCTGCAGATCGCCCTGACTCTTAAAAGGCCGGTAATAGGCATACGTAGCGCCCTGGTCATTATCATCGGGGATCGCCCCCTTCTCAGGCAGCGCAGTATATGCAAGGTAACTACCCGTAGGGACATTCGTCATGTCCGGAAGCACAGGGTTCTCGAAAACAATGCGCCTCCACCTAACTGGAGCATTCGTATCGGTACGAACAGTAATCTTCTCCTTGATACCCTTCCAGTAAACTTGATTTTTCTCCCTACTCTGACCAGGGTTGCCATTCCCTGTAAACTGGTGCCTAAACGTAGCACACCACAAAGTGGAAGCCAAGCCAAGCCCATTCGACCCCGCAGTCAGATCAATCGGGTACCACGATGGCTCCGTACCCGCATTCGCGATAGTGGCCATGTGATCCTTCTTCTTCTTCGACGATACATTCAGCACCTTTTTTCGGAAGGACTGCTTGGAGCCCCGACCGGTACGCCTTTTCCGCCAAGTTGTGGTAGTCCGTTTCCGGTAACCGGTTCCTCTTCGTGCAGATCGTCGATTGCCATAGCGCTTTCGGGAATACCCGGTCCGACTTCGTCTGTACGCCATAATTCATTATCCGAGGTTGCATGTGAAAAAAACACAAGTGAGGGGTAGGACACCTATAAATAGTCGGACTGTGTCCTGTGTCCTGGGCTATAACATTAATTTCGCCCAGGACACTTCAGAATCAGTCACATGACTTTCCACCTGAATTGCAGATATGCTCTGGTTACCTACCCTCAATGTGGAGACCTTCAACCTCAGCGACTTGTGGAACATTTCGCAGCGTTGGGATCGGACGTCATCATCGGACGAGAGGATCACGCTGATGGAGGAACTCACCTGCACGTGTTTGCAGATTTCAAACGGAAGTTTCGAAGTCGACAGACTTCTATACTTGATGTGGACGGTCACCACCCGAACATCTCACCTAGTAAGGGTACACCAGAGAAGGGTTACGACTATGCGATCAAGGATGGAGACATTGTCGGAGGGACTCTCGCAAGACCTGAACCCCGCAGAGCTGGAAATGGGTCGACTAGCGATAAATGGACTATCATTACGAATGCAACGACTCGTGACGAGTTTTGGAAGTTGGCTCACGAACTGGATCCGAAGTCTGCAGTCTGCTCTTTCAACCAACTCCAGAAATGGTGCGACTGGCGATTTGCACCT